GCAACGTATTCGAACAGTGCCATAAAGAGAGCCGGTGCCGATAACATTCCCATCATTCCCACAAGTAAAGTATAGTTGATCATTAACCACTATGAACATATCACTAAGACCAGAAGGACCGAAGTTATCTGGATACAAATCCGTTACACGATTCACGCTCCATGTAGGACTAATATATATTGCACCACTCGCAACTAAAGATTGGTTATCGGCTCTAACTAATGCGGTTCCAGGATTAAGGTCTGTAAGTTGTGAACTCAATCCACCACTTGCAGAGCCTCCAAAGTAGGATGACATCTCGTTTCCATAGTCAGAGGCTCTCTGCCAGATGAAATCTACTTGATCAATTGCGATTGCCTGACCAGTTGGTACATTAACATAAGCCGATAAATCGATGGTCCCTGTTACTCTGCTTCCATTTGCTAATCCTGCTGCTAAGGTTACTGTCTCAGTTAGGTAGAAACTACCCGTCTTTGCTGTTGCCATGGTTTTCCGTTATCCGGGGTGGTTAATGAGTATATCGCCGCTATCCGTCCTTATCTTTGTGAGCGAAGCGAGCCCATCTCTCTCCCTACCCACCCCCGCCCACCCTACCAATGACAACAACAACCTAATGAAGTTGTCTTTTTTTTATTTGGTCATAATAACATTTAATAACAAATATCCCTAGGGCAACTCATGCCTGTAGTAAGTGTGAGCCTAAGTGATGTCGGATATGAGGGGTACAAAGAACTCCCAAAGGGGGATAGAAGCCGTTACATAGACCGAATGCTACGTGATTATGCCTTAGACCATCATCATGTGCAAGGGAGGTCAATTAGAGATATAGCAGAGGACCAGAAGAAGATGAAAATAACCATTTCTACAATCATGGACGAGAATACCCAACTTAAAAGACAATTAAAGGAGGCTAAACAATGAGTACTAAGAAGGAATTGGAATGGATTAGAGATTATGTAGGTCAATGTATTGATGATGAAAGGATATTTGACATCCATGAATTGTGGGAATGGTTAGATCGATTAGTAGGTGATGATGATGAAGAAGTTTGAAGGATGGAGAACTGAAGAGTTGCAGTTTGTAGCTAGTATGGTTGCAGGTAGAGAGATGTTAGAACTCGCTGTTGAAAAGCATCTCTATGATGAACTCATCAGAGAGATTAGAAACAGAAGAATAGCCAAAGAGATCTTTCAAACTAAACTCAACCTAGAAGGCCCAGATAATCCATGAGCCCTGGTGCTTGCAACCCAATCAACAGATAGAGCAGGCGCTCAAGTCTGGCAACTCTTTGCTCGATGGTAACTTCATCCGCCAAACAAAAACCCCAGATGACCTTGCTTTAATCCCCACAGAAAAGTAGTCCCTTCTCCCCCTGACATTGTACCAGGTAAAGACTCCTGTTGATTCCCCCCCAGGAAACCCCATTCATCTAAACCACCTTCCCATAAATTGGCTGGATCAGTAATGGTTAAGACAATTCCTAATAATGCAAAGTCCATCCCTAATTCCATGGTTACTCCTGCTCTGAAAGAGGAATAAGTACCGACTCCCGTAAGCACCCCTGCTTGGGCAACGGATTTCCCAGCCATTAAATCCAATGGATCACTAAAGGTATATGTGATAAAAGCCTCTGAAGCACCTTTAGCCCTGGAATCTCAATAACCCATAGAGGGACCTGGGATTATAGTTGAGTAGGGAATCATTGTTCTTCCAGAACCATGATTGTGCCAGTGAACTGAATTAGTAGAAACTATACCTGGGATGTTAGAGGACCACCAACTAAAATCTAAAGCTTTCTTTTTTTTCTTCTTTGTCATTCACTTCTCTCCTGGGTATAAGCGCGACGCAACCGTTCAATATACACCAGGTCCTTTTCTTTGATAGTTACAGCTTGCGCAACTAGATTAGCAGCAGGGATCATGATGGTTTCTTCTGGCCCACTTCCATTGAACCAATAAACTCTTGACCAATGAAGTCTATCTGCGGCTGATGCACTACCAGAGCCAAAGGTTTCCTTTTCTAATATGACGTACTTTGCGCCAACCAATGCTGGGACTACTGTATTCTGAGCAAGAGTAGTACGCTCTCCATAAATGATTTCTTGCAAGTCAACAGTATTGTCAATAAAACCAGGTACATCCCCAGTTATACCAGGGATTGCCCAATTTGTTAATTCAGCAACCGTTAATTGTCTAGTGCTCAAAATATCTAAGTAAGTTACTTCTATGATATTGTTAGATAATGAACGAATTAAAGTTTCGATTTGTATGTCTACACCCTGGATAAACATTGTCAATTCCTGTTGAGTATAACCGGCTAGATCAACGTAAGTCCTATTATACACATACGGCATTGCATTCCATTCCACTACCCAACCATTCTTTGCATAGACATCAATAGAAGAATCAAAATTAAATCCTACATTCGTAGAACCAATTTGCTTGAATAATTTACGTTGGGTAATATCTTCTGCCATTACTTTTTCCTCCTTGTCATCTTGTGGGCCTTCTTTGCTAATCCTGCAAAGGATGTACGAGGATGTTTCTTCTTTAGTTTGGCGTAGTTCCTGGCGTATGCCTTGTTGTATGCTGAAGGTGCACGCTTTTTCTTTGCAGGTTCGTAGGCTTTTCTGGCTGTCTTTCGCTCTTCTCCCTTAGTGGTTCCATGAGAACCTAGAGAGTTTCCGCATTCATGACAGTACTTAGCCAGGCTAAACACCTCAGTTGTCAGCTGCTGTAGATTGAATCGCTACTGCCATCCAATCCTTTGTGGATAGTTTGACTACTCGGCAACGTATTCGAACAGTGCCATAAAGAGAGCCGGTGCCGATAACATTCCCATCATTCCCACAAGTAAAGTATAGTTGATCATTAACCACTATGAACATATCACTAAGACCAGAAGGACCGAAGTTATCTGGATACAAATCCGT